TGTTCATATTTCTTTCCTTTGTTTATTGATACACATACTTACATAGTATATAACACTTAATGTATATAGTCAAGTGTTATTTTTTGGTAGACCGAGAGGGGATCGAACCCACGACAAGCCGATTAAGAGTCGGATGCTCTACCAACTGAGCTATCGGTCCATTGTTTTGGTCCCGTGTATCGGATTTGAACCGATGATCTTCGCGCTTGAAAGGCGGATATGTTGACCGCTACACTAACACGGGATATATGGTGAGTAGGGTAGGATTCGAACCCACAACGCTCTAAGAGGACGGATTTACAGTCCGTTGCAGTCCACCGTCTCTGCAGCCTACTCAATTAGTGGAGGAAGCGGTGGGATTCGAACCCACGGGAGACTTGCACCCCCGCCAGTTTTCAAGACTGGAACCTTAAACCACTCGGCCACACTTCCATATTGGTCGGAGATGCAGGATTCGAACCTGCGACCCTTCGCTCCCAAAGCGAATGCTCTACCAGACTGAGCCAATCTCCGTTATTCTACTTGGTGCCTCCACAAGGTATCGATCCTTGGTCGCACGATTATCAGTCGTGTGCTCTACCTTTGAGCTATAGAGGCAAATTGGTGAACCCTCTGGGACTCGAACCCAGGACACGCGGATTAAAAGTCCGATGCTCTAACCAGCTGAGCTAAGGGTCCAAACTTATTAGGAGTGATGTCATGTTATGGGTATGGATAAACCTACATACCGTTTGCTTTACTCTGTGATCTTATTTCAGGTCATGACTCCTATTTCGATCACAACTCAGCATGCCTAACAATTTTTCCTAGGATGTTAGACCCCAGCTGTGCACTGCCCAGGAACACTGGGATTTTCCATAACACCACACCTAATAAGTTGTTTCTACAAAAGTGCACCTGTCGTACAGGGGTCGAACCTGCATCTCCTACGCGAAGGAATCCTATCCATTAGACCAACGACCTCGCTTATCGCGCTCGCGAGTGGTGCACTTATGAAGAAACAACCTTTCGATTGTTTCTACTTCCAACAATGTCAAACAGCTTATATTCTTATACTACTATAGAAAGTTTTTAAAGTCAAGCATAAAAAAAGCGGGACTTTTTGGGTCCCGCCTTCAAGATCCTATTTCAGGAACTTATTAGACGAGACCAGCAGCCATGGCCTTATAGCCAGCTGCAATCAAGGCACGGGATGGAGTACCAATGCGGTACTTACCCTTTACATCACCCTTCGAATTACGCTTCTCATTAAGATAGATGCAGTAACCCTGGTTACGAAGCTGATAAACCACGTCATGCGGATTAGCAACGCTGAAGCGCGAGGAAATCTGCTTGGCGGTGAGTTCCTCACCATTCTGAAGGGCAGTCAAAACACGAGCAGTCTGAGTCATTCTATTTCTCCATAAGGTTCATTATTTAGTTAGTATACTTCACTTTTTATCTAAAGTCAACCACTTTTTTTCAAAGAATGTCAACTAATCTTCCATCCATATCCACAGCTCGGACCCGTTGATCGGGAAACCTGGAAGCAAGCTGCTTCATCTCAGACAGGATCTGCTGAGAATTGTCTTGGGTAACGCCGTATGTACGCCAGTTACCCGTAGTATCTTGAAGCTGGATCTGTACCATTATTGCTTTTCCATCTCCACTGCCTCAGCGATAACATCGTTCACTTCCTTCACAGTCAAGCAAACGATTTTAACCTGGGTATAGTCGTCATCGAAATCACGACCACTCACTTCTACCATATATCCGTTATCGTACAGATTGATAGAAATAGAATCATTAATCTTCTTGAGCTTCTCACAAATTTTCATATCAACCTCTCCTAGACTTGGAACCGACTTGAGTCATATCAGTATCGGGCGTAGCGTACTGCAAACCACCCTTGTTGAACAGAGGCATAACCCTGCTCGCCTTCGCCAGAATTTCCTTGCGTACATGCTCTGGCTCTTTATGGAGGTTGCTCATCAGGCTACGGTCAGTACAGGAAGACGCAGAACCAGACATTCCCGCAGAGACGTAACCACTCCGATCAACCATCATATCATCATTATACCGCTGTTTCCATTTAAAGTCAAGCACTTTTTTACTGGCTTTTCTACCGCCTGTCATAGACAGAACCCAAGCTTCGTGCTCGGCGCGAGCTAGAGCTTGGCGTTTACTATTGCTACGCTTAGGTTTGCGACTAACAGTAGTGGTATAAAAAGCTGGCAGAAGATGCATCGTCATCGGCTACTCCCTTATCATTCAATAAGTATACCCTATTGGGAGTCAGAAGTCAAGCATTATTTTTCTGAGGCTATATCGACAATTTTCTCGAGATAGTCGCGAACTTTTTTCTTAGCGCGATCATATCTATGCTCTTTGATGTAGAGAAACTTATGGATGTTGCAGTATTTCTGCTCAAACCACATGTCATCTCGAGAATCCATCATCTCCTCGAGGGCATCCATAAAATCTTCTATGTCAGTTTTCTGCAGCTGTGACATCTGGATCCTGCTCCATGTTCTCGACTAATATGTATTTGGCTTCTTTGTCCAGTTCGGCATATGCTTCTAGCATCTTCCGGAGTTTATTTAGTCTCTTGATAACATCAAGAATTGTCTTGTGAGCAGCCGGATCATTGTATCCCTCTTGGAGATCCATGAGTGCAGCATCCAGATTAGAATCTGCAGAGTAATCTATATGGAATTTGATTGGAATCCCATCACTTTGCATTTCTTGCTGAAGAATTAAGGGTGGGAACAGAAGAGCTTTGATCCGCTCTATCTGTTCTTCGGCGGGAGTAGCAGGTTTTCTTTGAATCGACCACGGCATTCTCATAATAAATAATTACCTCACTTCTTTTTACGACCCATATTATATTTGGCTTCAAGAGTCCATTCATCTTTCTCTTTATGATTGATGATTTTAATCTGACTCATAGATGCTAGAGGATCCTTGATTGTTTCAGATTCAATAACCTTAAGTAGTCCCCAGTCCTGAAGGAGTTCAATGATCTTGTTACGGCGACCCTTGTCTTCATCAGAAAAGTTAGATGGCTTGCCATCGATGGCGAACATCTCTTTAAAATGTACGATGTAATATTTGCCTTGCTTGTGAAAAATATGACAGGATTGATAAAGTTTTTTTTCTTTGCGAGAGGCAACACCAATGCGAGTGAGAGTTTCTTTAATCTTTAGGAAATCTTCTTCTTCGGCTATCTTCACCTCTACTAACGAATTAAGTAAATCATTCATTTAGCTCCACCTTTTTCTTGTTTTTTTCTAATCAATTCAATTTGATCCTTAGTCAGGATCTTGTACGCTTCTTTTGCACGCACAATATTATATTTATAATAATCTTGAATTAAAGAGATTATCTTGGCTTCTTGCTCGAGTTGCTTCTCGAGCTTGACTTCAGCATCTGTTTTCTTTTTTCCATAACGATTTTTCTTAGGGATAGAATAATACAGATAATGATAGTGAAGCTTATCAGAAAGATGGTAGTTTATATTCATTTCATTGGCTGCTAATATGGTATCCCTGTTGTTGGACAGAGAACTATTAGTACGCCATTTATTATAATCAAACTCTTGCTTGGTATCTAGATCAATTAGAACCTTACCAGAGTTGATGTTGTTCTCATACATCCAATTGTATTTAGGCTTGACGTACACTTGCTCTTCGACTTGAGTTCTCTCTTCAAGTGTTACGTCTAACATTTTCATTACAAGATCTCCAAATGCTCAATCAATATCTCAGCAATGAACGAAGCGAAATTAATTTCGGAGTTCGCAGCGAATGCGTTTTGATATTGATATTTTGCAATCAAAGTAACCATAGCAGGAATATCTTTTGCATGGAAATATTGAGCAGCTGAATCATAGAACTGATTGTAAAGATAATTAACATCAGTGTCAGTGTTGTTCCTTACCCACTTGCGAATTTCTGTGAAGTTCTTATCCTTCATAAGAGCAATCAATTCACGGATACTGTTTTCCTGCATGTTAGCAAGGATACCAGAGTCAATGTTACCCGTAGCCGAGTAACGCTGAAGCTCATTAAGAACACGACGCCAGTCAGGAAAGTGCTTCTGAATTATCTCAGCAATAACAGCAGATTCATACTTAACATTTTCTGTATTAAGGATAAAGTTAACTCGCTTCATAAACTGCATAGCGAGCTTGGCCATATCCTTCTTGCTGATTTTAAAATCAACTACAGAACACCGAGAGTGGAGTGGCTCGATAATTCGGTTCTTAAAATTACATGTGAGAATGAATCCGCAGTTCCTTGAGAATTCTTCCATAAAGTTACGTAGTGCGGGCTGTGTAGAATTTGCGTTGAGATAGTCTGCCTCATCAAGGATAACGTACTTGCGTCCACCTGAGAATGAGACGGTCGAGGCAAACTGCTGGATGTCGTTTCTAAGTGTGTCGATATTACCATTCATAGATCCATTAATTACAATATAGTCTGCGTTAATTTGTT